TTAAATACCGATATATTTTGCGAATTGCGCTGCTGTTTTTTCTTTTCGTTTGTCTGTAATGTGGATATATAAATCCATAGTGATTTGAATAGACGAGTGGCCTAAACGTTCTTGTACGTCCTTAATATTTGCACCAGCTTCTAAAAGTAAACTAGCATGTGTATGTCTAAGACCATGAATAGTAATACGTTTAAGATTATTTTGTTTGATAATCACTTCTAACCATTTACGAGGCTTAGATAATTGGAGATATTCGTTTTTCTGGTTAGAAAATACCAGTTGATTTTTGCTTAACGTATTAATTCCCAATGTTAACAACCATTTTCTTTGTTCTAATCGCCATTTCTTCAAGATGTTCATAGTTTCATCATCGACTGGTATATCTCGCTTAGAATTTTTGGTTTTAGGTTGCTCTACATAAAGGCGTCTATTTTTTCCTCTGGCGAGAGTTTTATTTATCTTGATATAATTATCGTTAAAATCAATGTCTTTCCATGTGAGAGCTAAGAGCTCGCCTACGCGCATCCCTGTGAAGGCTAGTGTCCGAAAAAAAGAATACATACGAATATCTTTTTTCTTTTCTACTGATTTCAAAAAGATTTCTAGTTCTTCTTTATTAAAAAAGTTTAAAGTATCTTCTTCATGAACAGAGACCTTTCTTTTTGGAACTGTGATTTTTTTAAAAGGATTATCTTGTAGATATCCTAATTTAATAGCATAATCACATATACGCGAAGCATTATTGATGAATTCTCTATACAACACAAATCTTTTTACCTTTTCATTAGCGAACTTTTGAGCTATATCAATCGATATTTTGTTGATTTTAAGAGCACCAAATGCTGGTAATATATGATTCGCAAACTGTTCTTTTGTTTTAACGAAAGAACTTTCTTTTACTGTCTGCTCATAATTTACAATCCATAGATCGTATACTTCTTGAAAAGTTAACTCTTTAGACTTATTTAGACCATTACTTTCGTATTCCAATTGTAATTTGGTCAGCGCTAATTGAGCTTCTTTTTTTGTTTTAAAACCTCTTCGTGTAGTTCTCACTTGTTTGCCAGTCAAGGGATCTACTCCCAAATAAGTTTGAAACTTCCACAATTTTTCACCATTTTTCTTTTTGTATTGTTCGAATGTTGCCATTTTTTTCGTCCTTTCGCTCGGGTAAGTGTTCGGACTAAAATAGCTGGCATCACCTCCTTAGTTATACGATCTTGTTTTGGACGGTGGGCGTGTTTTTTGTTAATTTAGACTAACTATCAGTTCTTGATTTTCGCTTGCGGGGAAGTCTTCTCCGAGCTTAATTTTTACTTCGCCTTGAGTATTATTTAAAACGACTCCCGTGACGCATTGTACACTTTTACCCGGCAACAGTTCAGCGTCAGATTTAGCGTTTACTTCATCCAAAAAGTTATTTTGATTAGTTACAGCTTCATCATAAGCAGCGTCATCTTCGAGTGGGCTTCCATCTTCGTTGTACATAGGATAGAGTGCCTCATACACGGCAAAAGTACCTACACTAGATGTTAGATCATATTCGGACGTATCATCTTGCTGGCTAAAAGTGAGCATTGAAAACATATCGCTAGGCACCATATTTGCTTCTGTCTGATTGTCTAGCGTGTACCAAATAATCAATCCGTCTTCTCCGGAAAAATTGTCTTTTCCGACCTGCGTCTTATCGATAGTGAGTTTGTAACCAGGTCCAGTCAACGTTTTGTCTTTAAATGACATTTCAATCACATCTCTTTCGGATGTTTGTTGAGCCGATGCTTGGATTTCCGTAGTGGTAGAGCTTGAAATTGTTGTAGTTGATTCCTCAGCGGTTTTATTGCCACCATCATTAGACGAGCAAGCCCCTAAAACAGCTAAACTCAAACCTAAAACCCCAACGCATAAAATAGACTTTTTCATTTCGTTTCCCTCTTTTCTGGTATAATATATTTGTGATCTCAGAAATGAGGTATGAGTCCGTGTTGCAGCACGGGCTTTTTTCTTTATAACTTTTTTAGAGATTATAGGCAAAATAGTAGGGCATAAAAATATATTATTGAATTCCGTATTTAGAAAATCCTAATTGAACTTCACCGGAAGTCTTTTGCTGTGTTGTACGCAATGCTTCTTCTTCAGACATTCCATTCTGTACTTTCCATGCAACAGGCGACATCCCGTATTTGTTAACAAAATCAGTAAGTGATAAAGTGTCAGCGTCTTGCTGAGCGCTTGTTTGTTGGTCTTCTGGATTTTGTTGAGATGCTGCTTGTTGTTCTTTCTGATCTTGACTGATAATATTGCCAGCATCATCTGTAGTCAATCCATTTTCATAAAGGGCCACGCCGAAAGCTTCCCACTCTTTGTTGGACCAATTTGCACGATCAGCTGGAGTTGACTGTAAAGTGCGTTGTTTCATCTGTTCATATGTTTCTTCTTGAGGTGCGGTTTGGATTGTACTCTGACTGGAGCTTATAACTGTTGGGCTAGGTTCCGCCGTAACTTGGTTGGAGCTTGTAACTGTTGAACTAGAATCTGTTTTAGATGTAGATTTGCTAGTAGATGAACTGGTTTCAGTTGTTTCTTTTGTTTTACTTATTTTTGTTTCTTGGTTAGAAGTGGCATCTGTTGATTCAGCTTTTTTATTATTTGAACAAGCTGAAAGTAGCAGAGCAGTACTTAACAACAACATAACGCTAACTTTTTTCATTTTTTACTCCTCTTTTCTTTGATACAATAAGTTGTAAAGAAGCCTATTGTTAGGTTTGTTTTTTCATAGAACACGCTCGCTTTGGTCGGTGGGGCGTGTTTTTTTGCTAAAATACAATATTTCCGTTTGAGTCAGAAGGTTTCAGAGCGCCGATAATAGCTTCAATAAATCCTAAAGCAGATGGTATGAAAGTCCAAGAGAACACAAGATATAAAATCCCCATGAGTGTTTTTCCACTATAAAACTTGTGGGCTCCCAAACCCCCAAGAAATAATGCCAAAAGAACGTATACTAATTTATTTACAACTCTTCCTGATTGGCTTGTACTTACTTGCTGATTTTGTGTATTAATAACATTAATATGAATCTTATCTTCAACAGAATTAGAGCTATTCTTAACTCTGGTGATAATTAAACTTTCACCATCTTTGAAAACCTCGACTTCATCGTGGACTTCTGGTCTCCAGTCCAATTCTTCATACGGAACACGAATAATTTCTTTTTCATCTGTAGCAATAACAACTTCTGATGAATCCAACTTAACAATTTTTGCCATACACTTTTTCTCTCCATTCTGATATAATTATTTTGACATTAAATATTAACCCTAGCCGGAGCGCCAACTCCGACTGGGGTATTTTTTTATAAAACGACTACGCCATAAATTTTAAAATCATCTGTATCACAGATTGATATATCCTCATATTTTTTATTTAAACTCACTAGCTTGTTACCTGACAGTTTTTTAACAAACGCTTCATTATTTACTTGGCATACGATTATCTGACCATCACGCACATCTGATGTGCTTTTAATAAAGATAACTTGTCCATCTTCGAAAAGCGGTAACATTGAATCACCGTTTACCTTAACTGCGAAATCATGTTCAGGTATCACGCCTTCATAACTTACTTCGTCCACAATTTCATCATCTAGCCATTCACCTGTTCCAGCGGACACATAACCTCGAATTTCAATTGTAGTTTTCGGACGTTTGTTTTGTTCTCTCAATTGATATTCCGCAAAGTTGTAGACTTTTGTTTGGCGAGACTCTTCCAATTGGCTATACAAATCTAATAAATTATCTATTTTAGTTTGTTTTTTATCGATAATCATTATTTTGTTTTCTAGAGAATTTTTAATATCTAACGCCTCAAAAAGATCGTCCGGAGTTAAATCCAAAGCCGTTGCATAAGTTTTGATATTATCTTCATCTAGGGATCGGTTTCCGTTTTCATGGTTAGATATAGTATTTTGACTGTAGCCAGTTAATTTACTAAGTTGTTCTTGAGTAAGTTTTTTCTTTTTTCTTGCGTCCTTTATAACCGAACCTAAAATATTTTTCTTCATTAAAGGCACCTCCTTCATGAGATAACAATATCACATTGCGATAAACGTGTAAATAAAAATATCTCAAAAAGTGATAAAAAGCTATTGACGTATATCTCAATTTGAGATATTGTTGATTTATCAAATGAAGGAGGCGATCACATGAGTACGATGGAAAAAAAGAAAAACTTAAGAGTTGAGTTTTTGAAGCCGAAGTTAAAACTCAAAAAAGCTAGGCTTGCAAATGAATGGACTACATCTTACGTAGCTGATTTGATTGGTTTGGAAAGACGTCAATATGAGTTAAAAGAAAAAGGCGAGTATCCATTCCATGATTATGAAATGTACATTTTGGCAAAAAACTTTAACAAAAAAGTATCAGAATTATTTTTTTAAAATAAAATATCTCTATTTGAGATAAAAACAAGAAAGGAAAGTAAAAAATGAACACACCACAAATTTTTAATTTCGAACAAAACGAAGTTCGGACAATTTTAGTAAACGATGAACCATATTTTGTAGGCAAAGACGTTGCGAGTGTTTTGGGTTATTCAAACACTAAAGATGCTTTGTCGCGGCATGTAGATTTGGAAGATAAGATGGGGTCGCGAATCACGACCTCAGGTCAATCAAGAGAGATGACAATCATCAACGAATCAGGCCTTTACAGTTTAATCTTAAAATCAAAACTTCCCTCTGCCAAAAAATTTAAACGTTGGGTAACAAGTGAAGTGTTGCCAGCAATTAGAAAACATGGAGGTTATCTAACTCCAGAAAAAGTAGAAGAAGCTTTGCTTAATCCAGATACAATCATTCAATTAGCAACTCAACTAAAAGAAGAAAGAACTGGAAGATTAATCGCAGAACAAAAGATTGCCGAGTACGAACCCAAAATCTCCTATTTAGATAGCATATTATCTTCTACAGATTCAGTAACAATTAGTCAGATTGCAGCAGATTATGGGATGTCTCCACAACAGATGAATAAATTACTTCATAAACTAGGTGTTCAGAAAAAAGTCGGTAACCAATGGTTATTGTGCAAAAAACACATGAACCAAGGATACACAAAATCTCATACAACTGAGATCCCGAAAGCCGATGGTGGCACTAAAATTGTAATGAATACCAAATGGACACAGAAAGGGCGTCTATTTATCTACGAATTACTAAAAAAAGAAGGATATTACCCTCAAATGGATTTAGAGGAAATTGGTTAGAAAGGAGTTTGGAAAGAAAAATAAAATTCGATAGGAGGTTCAGGATTATGGAAGTAATCTTAACGCCTGAAAATGAGGCAGCACTTCGTAGCTACATTCATGAAATCATAACTGATGAAATTGCAAAAGCAAGAAGAGATGCCTCAGTTGATAAACGTGTATTAAAGCAAATAGAGATAGCGAAATACTTCGGAGTATCAACTGCAACTATTCGTAAGTGGGAAGATAAAGGACTTCCATTCGGGCGTATAGGCGATCAAAAATTTTACGACAAAGAAAAATGTAGAGCATGGGTTCTAGCACAATAAAATATCGGGTAAGTGTTCGGAAATAATGACAGCAAAGAAGGGAAATTTATGGACAAACTAAATACAACAATCGTATTCAGTGCACCAATCATTATTTATCTGCTGAGTGTCTGGGGAAGCAAACAAGCTTTGATCGGGGTAATTGTCTACCTCGTTTGGATGTTCGCAGGGTTAGATGAAGCTGAGTACAAAACAAAAAAGCCAGTCGGGAGGGACTGACTAATGAGTAAGGACGATATTGTATTTCTGTTAATTATGTTTTGTGGGATTGGATCGATAATAATTAATTTGTATTTGATTATTAAAGAAAAATTTTTCAATTAAAATGAGTCTTTTAGCTTTAACTTGAATTTTTTTTGATAATTAGCTGTTCTTATGACCATTACAAGTTTTTCGCCAGGTAATATATCTTTCATCTTTAAAACTTCTGAAAAAGCGACTGAGCAGCCAGGAGAGATTTCTTGTGCCAACGGTATAGGAGATAAAAGGCTACTTTTATGAAAGCTTCCCATATCAAAACCATTATCGTGATAATGTGAACAATCAATTTTATTACCGTTGTAAAGATACGTACATTCGATAATTGAGTTTGGCATTTTTGATGGGTTTGCAATTACGCCAGTAAGAATCATTCGATTACTTTTATCATGCTTAACTAAAAAATAGGAGAGCGTAATTTTTCTTTTATCTTTAAATAAGTTATAGAGGGATAAAAAAAATCCTGAAATAGAAATGATTAAAGTAATAGCGACTTGGTAATCGCTCAAAATTTTTATCAAATAATTCACCACCATTTTTATCTACATTATATCAAAAAGGAGAGAAGAAATAATGCAAGAATTAGTAATTTTGAAAAATAAAAAAAGTGACTCCGCCGGCAAGCATAGAGTCACAAAACAAAATACATCTAAGGAGATGTTACCACATGGAAAAAGAACTTTCCACTCTAGATCAATATTTGACTGATCCTAGTTGGGGCAAATCGAATGTCAAGGAAACAAATAATCGAAAAATCAGACGAAATCTTTTGACGGATGAAGAACTAGCATGTGATCAAGACGATTTGGGAAATTTTGTGAGTATTTGGGATCATGTCTATCTTATCCATTTATCGAGGAAGTCCAAAAAACCTGAATATATCTATGTCATCGAAGATGGCTTGATTGATGCGCTAGAAGAGTATGACAGAGATAACTTGATTGATATCTCTTATTACGGATCAGGTAAGAAATACATTGCTGAAATGGAGGCAGAATTTGATGAGTGAAAACAAAGGGACAACGAATTTTGAAAAACTTTTTAGTCGCAAGTTAAATAAAATACTCAAGAAAAAAGGAAATTTTGATTATTTATCTTGGGCTCACGCGTGGGAGATTATGAAAAAGAATGATCCACAGGCAACGGTAACTATTAATGAGTATAAACACTACAGGGTTGTTTCTGGAACTCATCAAGACTTTCTTGTTGAGGAATATAAACCTTTTCTTATGGATGAAACAGGGACTTATGTATCTGTCTCAGTAACGGTTAAAGGACATACGGAAACAGAGTTATTTCCTGTTTTAGATTATCGAAACCAACCAGTTGTTAAACCAAATGCAATGCAAATCAATAACTCATTGAAGCGATGCTTTGTGAAAGCATTGGCTCTACACGGACTGGGATTATATGTATTTCAAGGGGAAGATATTCCAACACCACCTAGAATCGATACAAAGAAATTAAATATGCTAGAGACGATTCTAGAAGCTTTCAATGAGCAGATGGGTAAAGATATGACCAAAACCTTAATTGAATATGTTAATGAGCAGACAGATAAATTAGGGCTCTTAGCTGATAACGTTGAAACTATTGAACAGTTAAGCTATGAGCAATGTGCCTTGATGGAGCGAGCAATAGCAGCTAAGAAAAAAGAATTAGATAAGAAGTGATATGAGTGTTTAAACCATTAATCGATTCATATTCAGCGGTTCTGAAAAAGTTCAAAGGAAAAGACATAGGTGCAACTATTAATGAAGAAGTGAACATCGAACGTTTGAAGACGATGTACGACGGATATGATGGCGATCGAGTCATTGAAATTCGTTTTATTGATCCTAGACGTTTCACCGTACAGCAACGAAACTTCATCTATGCGCTGATAGGCGATATTTTTATCGATACAGGCATGCCAACGGACTTCTGGAAGGAATTCTTCTACTTCCGTTTTGAAGGTGTCACAGGGCGCAAAATAAGCCTCAAAGATGAATCGAATACGACTGTGAGTGATGCTAATGTCTTAGCAAATATCATTTTAGATTTCATATTTGAACACCATATTCCTTTCAAAGAAGGTTATGAGATTTTACCAGCGAATCAAGAGTATTACTTCTACAAATGCATCACAAAAAGAGTCTGCTGCATCTGTGGCAAAACAGGAGCTGACATCGATCACTTTGACAAAGCGCTAGGAAGACGAAAGCGCAAAGAAGTTGATCATTCAGAGTACACATTTGCAGCACTCTGCAGAATCCATCATACGGAGAAGCACAAAATAGGTGTGATTAATTTCAAAAATAAGTATCAAATCAAAGGGATTAAGTTAAACCAGGAAACAATTAAGAAACTTAGAATAGGAGGGTAAAAAATATTGTCTGACAACAAACGCTACTACTATTTAAAACTAAAAGAGAATTTTTTCGATAGTGACGAGATGGTTCTCTTAGAAAGTATGCCAGATGGCTATATTTATTCTAATATTCTTCTCAAACTTTATTTAAGAAGTCTAAAACACGAAGGTAAGTTGATGTTTAATGACAGGATTCCATTTAACTCTACAATGCTCGCAACTATTACAAGACATTCTGTAGGAGTCGTAGAAAAAGCGGTACAAATTTTCCGTGATTTGCAGCTTATTGACGTATTAGATAACGGAGCAATTTATATGTCTGATATACAAAGTTTCATTGGAAAATCCTCAACTGAAGCAGATAGAAAAAGAGAATACAGAAAGAAAATAGAAGAGGCAAAACGGAATTTAATAACTGGAGGACAAGTTTCGGACAAATGTCCAGACAAAACTACACCAGAGTTAGAGATAGAGATAGAGAAAGATATAGATATAGATAAAGAAGAAAAGAAAGGTAAGTATTCTGACGAACACTTACGCCTTGCTAAAAAAATGCAAAGTAATTTAACTGAAGATTTTCCAAAAGAAATGAACAAAGTAGATATCGAAAAATGGGCAGACACAATCAGGTTGATGGAAGAAAGAGATAAAGCGTCTATAGAAGCGATTGAGTATGTGATCAATTGGCTACCTACAAATGAATTTTGGTTTGGAAATATTAGAAGTGCTAAGAAATTGAGAGAAAAATTTGAGAAGCTCAAATTCGAAATCAAAGCAGACAAGAAAAATCATAAAAAGCAAAGTCAAAAACTACAGTACAGCGATCCTAGTGAATATGACGACTTGCCAATTTAAAAAGGAGATGCATCACATGGAAAGCCTAGCAAATGCTATGGAGAAGCTAATAAGAAGAGTATTAGTGCAAAGCGGAAAATGTCCAGAATGTAGCGAACCTTTGTATAGTTGGCGAGCTAAAAATAAGGATGGTTCAGAACGCTGTAAACCAACATGCATGAGTTGTGGTTATAAAGCGTTACGTGTGAAAGAGGATATACAGACCGAAAGGATATATAACGACAGCTTAAAAGCACGAGCTTTGAGTTTTTTTCAAAATGGTTCGGTATTAACAGATAAAACTTTGTTTAAATGCAAAATGGAGAATTATCACGTAGTGGACCAAGAAACGAAAATTGCTTTAGAAAGAGCTAAAAGCTATGTAAATGATGTCCTACTGAACCATCCTGCACATTTCATTCTATCAGGGAAATCAGGAAGCGGAAAAAGCCACTTGTCAATGGCGACAGCTTGGGAAATACTTGAGCGCTCAAATTATGACAAGAAAATACTTTTTATAAGCTATCAAGAGTTATTAGAGCAAATAAAGTTTTCTTATAACAATGCTGAACTGAGAAAAGAAATTGAAGGATCGCTTATAGCCGATATCAAAACAACTGATTTGGTGGTTTTTGACGATATTGGAGCTGAATTAGGTAGCGGGGTATCAAATAGTAGGCAGTTTACAAACAACACGTTAAACACACTCTTAGAAGCCAGACAGAACAAGGCAACGATCATCACAACAAACTTATCTGGTCCCGAACTAAGAGAAGCCTACGGTGAAAGAATTGTTTCTAGGATATTTAAGAATTCAGAAGGTTATGCGCTGAAATTCCAACAAACAGCAGACAAGCGCATAAAACCAGTGAAAGGTAGTATCGCATGAATAAATACCGTAATAAAAAAACTGTTCATCGAGGTATCAAGTTTGATTCTATCGCGGAAGCAGAGTATTACGATCTAGCCTTGTGGCAAGCTGAAGCGAATGGCTGGAAAGTAAAACTTCAGGAAAGATTTGAGCTGATGCCGAAATTTGAACTAGACGGAAAGAAGTATCGCAAGATCGAGTATATTCCCGACTTCACATTTTATAAAAACGGCAAACTTGTCAAAGTCGTAGATGTTAAAGGAATGCAGACAAAAGACTTTAAGATCAAGGCAAAGTTGTTCTGTCATCAATATCAAGTACCGTTGATATTAGCCAAAAAATATCGGAATACGTTCAAGGAAGAGCGTTTTTAACGAGGTGGTCTATCATGACAACAGAAGAAGTGATTCAAATGCGTATTCGAAGCCTTCAGCGTGAGATTGACGATCTGGAACGAACAAAGGCAGTGATGGTCAATGAAACGGCGAGAAAGGCAATCGATTTGCACATAGAAAATTTAAGAAGGGAAATCCATCGATTGGAGGAATGAGCGTGGATAAGAAAGCTGCAATGAAACGAATCATCGAACTGACACATTCTGAGAATTGGCAAGAAGACAAAGAAATAGTTGCAGAAGTCCAAAAGCTTGGTAAATCAATGTGGACTGAAAAGCCTAAACGGAAAACGCCGAGAAAAATTGCAATCTGGCATGGTGATCGAATTCTAGTAACAGGTACTGCTGAACAGTTATCTGAAATTACTGGATTAAGCAAAAACATCATCTGGGATAGAGCTAGGAGCTTATGGATTGATTCAAAGGGGCGACAGTTTAGGTATGTGGAGGAGAAATAATGAGAACAGAATGCAATAGATATCGAGATTATATGACTACTGGTCATAATACGATTGCTAACCATCGGATTTATAAATTCCCAAACGGTTGGGGAGCAAGTGTGATTTGCGGTTTTGGATCATACGGCTTGGAATTAATGCCTATCAGTTTTGATGGATCTTGTGATTACACCTTTGACTGGGAACCATTTGGATATTTGTCTGATGAGGAGATGGAAAACCATCTAACTGATATTTTCGAAAATGGCGGAAACTTTAAACGGGCAGGAATTTAGTCCACTATCCGAAGAAATAGCAGAATCACGAGCAGATATCGGATACTTTCAAACGGTCTCATCGTGTTTAAAGGCGATACAACGCGATTACGTGTTAAGTGAAGAAAGAACGATAAAAAGTATTATCGAGTACAAAAAAGCGTTAGAAAACATCACTAGACAGTTTGAACAGGCATGTGAGATTGAGGAGGAGAAATAATGGATCTCATTACACAATACAGTGACATCATCCTCAAGAAAATCATGATGAAGATTCAGAAAGATAAAAAATCAAAAGAACGAGCTGAAATAGTCAAATTAGAAATGGCTGAAACAGGATCAGGAGTTCGAACATCGAGGCATTGGAAAGCAGCAGCAAACATCGAATTTTATTACAACGAAATTCAAAAAGGGTTCGATCAGATGCGTGAGCTGGATCGGCAAACAAATTGGAGCAAGAAACTTCATCAAGATCGTTTCAAGTTTGTAGAAAAGTATAGAGAGATACTAGACGAATACATGGAGGAAGCGGAATGAAATACGAAATACCACTAAGCGAAGCAGACGTCCAGTCAATTATTAACGGTCGGGAGGTTAACATAGAACTTCCTGATGGTACTGAATTAGTCATCAGACAAAGTTATTTGAAAGATATGGCAGCTCCAGTATTAATTGATCGTTTTAACGTGACTGATTCTGTGGTAGAGAACCACTTAAAAGAATTTCGATCAAGTATAGACAACACTTTCAGATTAGGGAGTTGATTGACAATGAACACCAGACACCGCAGAGTAGCAAAACTAAGAAAACAGGAACTGAATGTACTAAAGGCAAAGTTTGAAAAAGAATACGGAGTTTCAGTAGAAGAAGCATATAAAGTAGTAAGTCAGTGTGTTGCTGATGCGAGTGAGACTATTCGTAAGTTTGGGATTTCGATATTAAATGATGATCGTAAATGGGGGGCAGAAAGATGAAACTAAAAGACGGATTCTACGCTAGTAGTCATGGTATCGGCGGTTTAATGCTAGATATGCCGACAAAGAACCCTAAAACACGTAAGAAACCAAAATTCAAAGTCGGTGACATGGTTCGCTGCGAAGCAGAAGGATTCATCTATCCATTTCGTGGATATGTAGAACACGTCTATAATCACTCAGCGATCATTCGCATTGAAAACACGATGGAATGTGACAAGTGGTTAGCGAAAAGCAAAGAGAATTTAGCTGTAGTGAGATTGGTGGATATTGAACTAATCAATGACAAATAAAAAAGCCGGATCGCTCCGACTAACATAATAAAACAGACAAGTTTATTATATCACATAAAAGGAGCGGTTTGACTTGATGCAATTGTTACGAGAGGTAGATTTCAAACAGACAAGATGTAATGCGAGAGATGTGCTGAAGAACTTTCGGCGTTTGGAGCGGATGGCAGGTCGCTCTTTGATAGATATTAAATCGCCGATTATTACGGATATGCCGAAGGCACCGAAGTACGGCAATAAGGCAGAAGACGCGATCATTCAGATGATGGATATAGAAGCGGAGAGAGACGCGATTTTAGCGGCTTTGATGGCTCTTAGTCTGATTAGCCGTCAGATACTCTACTACAGCTTCTGTGACGTAAATAAGCACTCTAATTATGAAATAGGTCAATTGATACGAGGATACGGAGAGAAGAATGTAGAGAAGTTGAAATCCATCGCGTTGATCGAATTTGCAGAAGCATATAAAAAAGGCGTATTAGTTAAGTATCGTTGATTTTGTAGGGTTTTTGTAGGGATAGTGTAGGGTTTTTGAGCGGTTTAACGTGATATTATGATAGTGTCGAAAGATTAGTGATAGGTCTAAGACAAAATAATAATAAAAGGAACATCGTTTTATTATTGTTTCACAATTAAGCTTCGATAGACAGCAGCGGAAATATTAAGAATAAGGATGTGAATTTTAACTCCTTCTAAATTGTTCTTATTATCTATCATCCGTTGTTGTCTATTGTTATTATGTCACTGTGGCGGAAAGGGTAGACGCTTAAAAATAAGGTCAATACGTCGAGGGATAGCCTTAACGTTTTATGATTTGACCATGCAAGGTTCGATTCCTTGCCAGTGACATTAAATGCCTATGACGGTTACGACTACCGAAAAAAGATCGTTAAGAAGCTATACGGTGCTACGTACGGCAATGTAGTAAGTGTGCTATCTGTACACCACCAAGCTTCGGTCACTGTGGCAGAAGTAGAAGACGCAACGGTAAATGGCGAGTAGCCTCGTGAGAGCCTAGTAAGTTCTCGTGAGTGGTGCAATCCCACTCCAGCGACTTTAAGCAACCGAGGCATCGGCGGTTTAAAAATATAGGGGTGCGCAATTTCGTACGCGTTTTGTGCATCGTGTAGGTTGCTACTACATATTAGATCACTCATCGAGTGGTCTTTTTATTTTGGAAGGGGAGTAAACATATGAACGAAAACCAATTAAGAGAGTTGTTTAAAACGAATGAAGCAAACAAAACAATGGAAGCGACATTCTACGAAACTCAAAAAAGCTTAGCGTTAATCGCAAAACAAGCTAAGTATTTCTACGATCAGCTTATTCTGCAAGGATTTAATGAAGGACAGGCTATGGAATTTATGATGCGAACCTTTTCTGCCAGTAACCAACAGAAAGAGTGATACGTAATGAGAAACTACTGGTATATATCGCTAACTAATGAATATCCTCGAACCATTGATGATTGTTCAGTGCGTGTTGTGCGTTCTGTACAAATCAAAGGGAAGTACTCTATTGTCGAAATGCTAAGAGAAGCTACACCAAACGAAGTGGATAAATGCAAGCTGATATATTGCGGTCATGGCTATTGGAAAGACGAGTATATTCAATACAACATAGAGAGGTGGATAGATAGATGAGTTACCTCGAACATTTGAAACGTTGCTACATGCATTCTAAGAACAAACTTCCTGACAGCTACACAAAAGAAGAAATTGTCCTTCACGTGCTAAAGACAGAAAGCAGTCATACGAATACCTACGCAGATACATACAGCAAGGCAGAGCAGATGGAAGGCTGGACAAGGTTCTTTGGTTGGGTACACGAGAATGCCTAAAATCAAATGCGCTGTGTCTATCTGCCGCGAATACGTTGAGTTACCCAACCGTTATTGCGAGAAACACAAAGGCAATGCAGACAAGACGTATAACAGAGAAGTAAGACACAACAAAGACAACGTTAGATATGCTCGCTTCTATGCCTCAAGCCAATGGAAGAAGCTAAGACGTAGCAAGCTGGCAGACCAACCACTATGTGAGGAGTGTTTGAGAAATGGGAAAATAACCAGTGCTACGATAGTCCATCACAAAACGGAAGTAAAAGAAGATTGGGATAAAAGGTTAGACTACGATACGTTAGAAAGTATTTGCCAGTCGTGCCACAACAAAGAGCATAAAAAGGCATATAACCTTAAAAGGCTCTAATTTGCGTTCTAAGGCGTTTTACCTAAAGTGTATATAAATATACTAAATAATAGTTTTGATAAAAAATAAGCCCCCCTATGTCGCTAGAACGAAGAAAATCGATGCCCTCCCTTGTGTGAAAAAGATTCCCTTTAGAAAATTTGTAAAATAGATAGGAGTGATGAAATGAGCAAAGGTAGGCCGAAGAAATTGCTTAACGCAAGCAAAAAGAATTACACAAAAGAAGAAATTGAAGCTAAAAAAGCCGAAGAAGAAAAGCTATACAACTATCCAAGACTGGACTTTTCAAATTATCCGGTCGGGCTTTTGAAAGAAGCGCAGAAAGAGTGGAATAGGATCTCAAATTACATCCAAGAACTTCCTGTATCCGAATTAGACCAACAAACGATGGTTCGATACTGCAATTATGCGTATCTATACGACAAAGCTAGTAAAGAATTGAACGAACAAGGTTTTTTGATTGACGGACGAAAGAATCCATTGATTGATACAGTCAATTCTTTTTCAAAAGAGCTAAAAACCGCTACGAACGACTTAGGTTTGACTATCAACTCACGTCTAAAGATTGTCAATCCACAAGAAATCGAGAAAGAACCAGACGATCCGTTTGCTGAAATGATGAACGAAGTTGATAGTGATGATTGATCACGTTCAAAAATACATTGATGAAGTAGAAAATGGGAATATCTTAGTCTGTGAGAAGATACAGATGGCAATTGATAGACACAAAAAGGATATCGAGAGGTCAAAGCGAGATGACTTTCCTTACTACTACGAACCAAAATACACTCAAAATATTGTAAAATTCATTTCAATGCTTCCAGATCCTAAGAGTGGCAAGCCTAATAAGTTGGCACTATTCCAGAAATTCATTCTAGGGATGCTGTGGGGCTGGCGTAGAAAGAAAGACAATACCAAGCGTTTCAGAAAAGCCTATCTTTCGCTAGCACGTAAGCAAGGAAAATCGTTGATTGTTTCAGGGATTGCGCTGTACTGTCTAATTTACGAACGAAATCCACGACAAGCAAGACAGATATACGCTACTGCTAACAAACGAGATCAAGCGAAAATCGTTTTCACTATGGTTAAGTCACAATTAAAAGCCTTACGTGGAAAAAGTAAAGCGATCCAGAAATTTACAAAGGTTCTACAAAACGAGCTTACTACGACAGATGATTCATTTATGAAACCACTGTCTGCTGATGCAGATACATTGGACGGTCTCGATACATTATTGGGCATTTTTGATGAGTATGCCCTGTCTAAAACAACGGAAATGATGGATGTTATCGAAACGTCAATGGGGCAACAAATCGAACCGCTAACGATTATCATTTCAACGGCTTCAAGTAAACTAAACTATCCAATGTACTCGATAGAGTATCAGTATGTAACGAAGTTGCTAAAAGAAGAAGTGGTAGGCGATGAGTATTTAGCGCTATGTTGGGAACAGGACAATGCTAAAGAAGTAGCGGACACTGATATGTGGATAAAGTCCAACCCATTAATGGAACTATCAGAACAAAAAGAACGACTAACTGAAAGCAAAAAACGACTTTTAGACGAAGGAAAAGCAAAAGGAAGTATATCAAACGTTCTTACTAAAGAATTCAACATATGGGTTCAATCTTCACAAGAAAGTTATATGAGCGAAGAAGAGTGGACTTCTGCCGTTGCTCCTGATTACATCAAACAAACGGACTTAACAGGGCGTGAGATTTACATCGGTGTCGATTTGTCACGAGTGAATGACTTAACTTCTATTTCGTGGGTCATTCCAATCAGAGAAGAAAGCAAGTTTTTTGTTGATAGCTATTCCTTTGTAGCCAATCGCGGCGGAATTGAAGCAAAAGAAAAAGAAGACAAAACGCCATACCGACAATATGAGCAAGCAGGCTATTGCACGATTAGTAGTAGTCCAGACGGATTGATTGACTATCACGATTTAGTCAATTGGCTTACTGATTTCATCGAAAGTAATAACTTTGAGCTAAAAGGTATCTTTTACGATCCGTATAATGCTGGTAATGTTATTACTGATCTATCGAAATTCTACGAGAAAGAAATGATTGAAGTGCGACAAGGGCTGATAACTTTGAACGTTCCGACAAAACAATTTAGAACGGACGTCATTAAAGGGAAAACAGTCCATTCAAACAATCCACTGCTTAACAGAGCAATCAGAAACGCAATCACCAAAGAAAACAACGATACAATCATGATTGATAAAGCAATGAATCGAAATAAGATTGATCCTTTAGATGCGTTGATTAATGCTTACACGCAGGCAATGTACCATGATTTTGATGAAGAAGATATCAATGAATTGATTGAAAGGGGCGAGTATGGCTTTGGATGGTAACAAGTTAAGACTAATCGTGATTATTTTGTATGTTTTAGGGCTAGTTTCATTCATAGCCGCAGCTTTTTTGTTTAACCAGATTATCGGATTCCTGACGGTGGGCATTAGTTTAATGCTTACCGTTTTTATTTTGGTTCGAGAATCAGAATTATAGCTGAAAGGAGGTGGAATAAATGGGTTTATTTTTCCAAACGGAAAAACGTAGCTTGTCCAGTCGTTCGAGTACAATGCTCGACTTCATTTCAACTGTAAATGGGAACACGACCATCAACTTTGACGGAGAAACGGCACTAGAACAGTCTGATGTGTTTACAGCGGTAAAGATATTGGCTGGAGATATTGCCGCTAGCAAGTTCAAGTTTTCCGATAATAAGCAAGCAGACATTCGAAAGTTAGACATGTTGAACAAGTGCCCAAACGCAAGTATGACACCATATTCTTTCATGTTTGCTATCACGGCTCAAATGCTTTTGTCAGGGAATGCTTTTGCGATCATTCATGAAAATAGCTTAGAGTTTGCTAAACCGTCACAAGTCGTCGTTTACGAAGATTTAGAGACAGGTGTGTTGCGGTATGAGTACACAAACAAAGCAGGAAATTCGTACCGTGTTGATTCTAGCGAGATGTTGCACTTCAAATATATAACTGTAAACGGAAAAACCGGTATCAGTCCATTGGATGCACTCAAAACAGAACTTTCCATGCTCGACAATGGGAACAAAATGCTAAGCTCCTTCTTCAAGAAGGGGATTCAAGCAGGCGGAGTTTTGAAGCTCAATAAAGGTACGCTGAATAACAAGGCTAAAAAGCAAATTAAGCAAGACTTTGAAGAAGTAAACAGCGGTGCTTCAAACGCTAATAGCGTAATTGTTTTGGACGATACACAGGAATTCAAACAGTTTGAGCTAAATACGGATATTTTGAAGATGATTCAAAACAACGTGTACTCGACAAAACAAATTGCTAAAGCGTTCGGCATTCCTTTGTCACGTTTTGGTATGGAGTTAGTAAATACCAAAGACGATTCGGCTAACGATTCCTACGTTTCTAGTACGCTTAGGGCGCTCTCACAGATGATTACAGACGAGTTAGCAATCAAGTTAGGTATTAATGTAGAACTTGACTTCTCTACGCTTACAGGGCAAGACAAGGCTTCTAGGATGAATAAAGCAATGGAAGATGGCAACGGCGGAGACGGTTATCTACTGATTAATGAGGTCAGAGATTATTACGGATTGCCAAGCATTCCTAATGGAGATGTTTTGTACACGAAAACCACAGCGAAAGGAGGTGGGAATAGTGGAAATGGAAATTCGGAGTTTAGCGGAAATCCAGTCAACGGACAATCGAACGATTGAGGGCTACGCAATGAAATTCAATTCGTTGAGCAGAGACCTTGGCGGATTCAAAGAAATAATTTCGCCACAAGCGTTGGATACGACCGATTTATCAGATGTTCGCTGTTTTGTCGATCATGATTCAAGTATGGTTTTAGGAAGAACGTTATCGCAAACGCTAGAGTTGGAAGTGGATGACGTAGGACTTCATTTCAGATGTCAACTGCCAAATACTTCTTACGCCAACGATTTGTACGAATCCATAAAACGTGGTGATATCAACGAATGTTCGTTCGGTTTTGCCGTAAAAGATGATTCTCAAACGTGGGAAAATCAAGATGGAATGTATATCCGCAATCTAAATAAGATCGATGAATTATTCGAAATATCGATTGTTTCGATCCCAGCTTACGAAGGAACGGATGCAGTCTTAGCGCAACGATCATTGAAACGAGTAATCGATGAAAAAGAAAAACGAAAATTAGAGATAGAACTAGAGCTTCTAAATTACTAGAGGTTCTTTTTTTTATACAAAAAAATAAGGAGTGAACACATTGGATATTGAGAAATTGAAAGAACAAGCGCAACAGGCGCTGGATTCAGGCGATTTAGAGACAGCTAAGGACTTATTAGCAAAAATCAAAGAAGCAAAAGAATCGAAAGAAACAGACGACCAATTGAAAAAAGATTTAGCTGATGAATTGAAAGAGTTGGACGAAGAAACAAAAGCAACTGAAATTCAAGAAGCTAAACCTAAAGAGCAACAAGCACAACCAGAAAAACAAGAAAGTGCAGAACCAACAAGCAACACAAATCCGATCGACAAAAAAGACAAAGAGGAGAAAAGATCAATGGAAGTTATCCTAAACGACAAAAAAGAAACATACACACGCTCAATCAATCAATTCATTCGTACAAAAGGAGAAAAACGCGACGGATTGACAACAGTCGGAGCAGAAGCAGTTATTCCAGTTGACCGTATCACTAAACCAGAAAAACAACCCGAAACAGTTGTCGACTTACGTCAACACGTAGGACGTGTGCCAGTAACAACAGGTACAGGATCATATCCAATTTTGAGAGCTAACAAAAATAAAATGACCTCTGTGGCTGAATTGATTAAAAACCCAGAGTTAGCTAAACCTGAATTTACAAAAGTAAACTACGAAATTGCCACTTACCGTGGATACATTCCAGTTTCTCAAGAAGCATTAGACGATTCCGATATCGATCTAGGCGGTTTGGTCGCTGAACATATCCAACGCCAATCTTTGAATACTTCTAACGCTGAAATCGCTAAAAAATTACAAACAGCAACAGCGAAAACAGTGACTGATATTGATGGTTTGAAAGATATTGTAAATGTAACGATTGACCCAGCTTACAACGTGAAATTCATTGCTTCTCAAAGCTTCTTCAACGAGTTAGACAAAATGAAAGACAATGACGGACGTTACTTGTTACAACAAGACGTTACAGTTGCTTCGGGTTACAAACTATTAGGGCGTGAAGTTGTTGTAATGGCTGATGATGTTATTGGTACTGCTGCAGGCAATAAGGTAGCATTCGTAGGCGACCCTTCACTTTTTGTTAAATTCTTTGACCGTCAACAAGCTTCAGTACGTTGGGTAGACAATGATGTATATGGTCAACTATTAGCTGGCTTTGTTCGTTTCGATGTTGAAGTAGCCGACACTGCTGCAGGCTTTTACGTAACACTGGGCCCAAAAGCATAGACCCATCCGGCGTAACGTTAAACAAAACAACGACTACGCTTGCGGTGGGGGCATCAGAAACACTGTCAGCGACTGTCTTGCCAGCTGACGCAACGGACAAATCGGTTAAATACAGTTCTAGCGATGAGGAAATTGCCACAGTAACGCCGGTTCAAGGCAAAATCACAGGTATTGCAGCTGGTACAGCAACAATCACTGCAACAACTGCAAACGAAAAAACTGCGGTGTGTGAAGTTACCGTAACTGCTGAATAGGCGGTGAGTAAATGGAATTAAGCGAGTTGAAAAACTTTTTGCGAGTGGATCATGACTTGGATGATGATTTACTCGCAATGCTCCAAAAAACAGCAGAAGAATTCATTTTAGGCTCGATTGAGGTAGAAATGACTGCTGATAAACGCTTTGATTACGCTGTGACGTTGCTTGTTTCTAACTGGTACGAAAACAGAGTAGGTACTTCTACGCAGGCGCTGAATGAAATTCCGTTTGGAGTGACTGCTTTGATTCATCAGTTGAGGGGGTTAGATCATGGCGTTAATACAGACGAGTGACCTAAGTCAACGTATTGACTTTATAAAGGATACGATAGTCAAGGACGAGGACGGCCAGCTGGTCACCACACCTGAGACTGTTTTTTCATGTTGGGCTTGTGTTCAAACACAACGCTTGAGCGATGTCAAAGCTTCAATCGGGACGGTTCTTGAGGGGACGTTAACGTTTATTATCCGCTACCAACAAAAATCAGAGCTAACCAATGATATGAAAGTGCGTTGGAAAGGCAAAACTTTTGAGATTATCACGATCACCAAAGGAGAGTTTGCCAAAGATTTCACCACTGTCATTGCGAAAGAGGTTCAAAAATGAGTGTAGAAGTCGATGCAACCGAAGTGTACAAAGCGCTTAGGGAAGTAAAAGCAAACGTTCAACGAGTGGAAAGCCCAGCACTTAGAAAAGCTGGGGAGTACGCTCAAGAAAAGTTACGACAAAACACACCTTACTGGGATGGAACGAAGTCAAACGGTAAACGTGGTTCGTATATGCAAGAACATGCTAAGGACCATGTGGTTACAAGCTCGGTAAAAAACGGATTGATAGAAGTCGGCTATGACAAAGATGTTTCTTGGCGGATGCACTTTATCGAGTTCGGAACAATCAAACAACGTCCAAAAGGTTTCGTACAAAAAACACAAAAGCAAATCGAAAAACAAGTAACACAAATCATTGCTGACGAAGTAAAAAGGAGGCTAGGACTTTGAAAACGGCAGTATCACAAGTCTATTCAATTCTGAATAGCAATGAAAAAACAAAGAACATTGATTTTTACACCAATAGTGTTCCGGAATCAGCTCAAACAGTACCTAGCCTTCCAGTTGGCAGAATTACAGAGATATCCGGCAACTATGAAGATTTTGCAAGCAACAATCCTTTGACCATTCAATTTAACGTGCAGGTAGATGTATGGGTGTCAACCATGAAAGAGGTTGATGCCTTTTATTTTGCCCTTGATGAGGTTATGAGGGGGAATGGTTGGCAATGCGCATACACGGAACAAACAGATGACGAGGACTTGGAAGGTGCAAAGCGGATTATCAAACGATATGTAGCAAATATTTCACTAAATTAAAAGGAGAGAAAATAGATGGCAACAGTAGGATTTGAGAGCGTCATTTTTGGCGTAAAAACAGGTGTAGGCGGCACTCTAGAAGAATTAGTAGCAGATAAGTCGAAAGGAGGAGCGATCGAAGCTAAAATTACTGGATTAGGCGCAACTTCTAACACAACATACGCTTCAAACGTACCGTTCTTCATTGCAAGTAAAGGGGTTTCGTCGCCAAAAGTTACGCTTGACGTGGCAGACTTAATGGATAACGGCATTTACAGCAAAATCATTGGTGCTAAAACCGTGGAAGGTGTAAATGTAATTGGTTCAGAAACTGAAGCGCCTTACGTGTCGGTAGTCATGGTTACAGCGAACAAAGAAGGAAAACGCTTATTCATGGGATTAACAAAAGGAAAATTCAGTCATCCAGATATCGACATGAAAACAGCTGAAGACAAAGGGGTAGAATTGCAAACCGATTCTATCGAAGGGGAATTCATTTCTGATGAACGTGGCTATGTATTTATGACTGCCGTTGAATCAGAAACGATGACTTTGGATAAATTCAAGAACTTGGTAAATAACAAAGCGGTGGAGTAGTTAACCCTGCATCTGCACCAATGACAGATACAGGGACACCAAAAGAACCAGAACCAAAAATTGATACACAAGGTTAGCCATTTTTGGCTAGCCTTATTTTTTGTAAAAACAAGGAGGAAAACAAATGATTGAATTGCAATTGAAACTTGACGGAAAGAAAAAAACATTCAAACAACAAGATATTTCCGCACGTGCAATGCGTGAGTGTATCAAATTTTACGAGAAAGCGGAAAAAGCAGACCTAACTGATTTAGAAGCAATTGATTCAATGATTGCAATTACAGCAGATATTTTCCAAGATCCAGCAGTTACATTTGATGCTATTTTAGACGGTTTGACTGCGAGCGAGTTAGTACCGGCATTAGAAAGTGTTTTTGAACAAATCAATGAACTGGGAAACAATGAAAAAAAGCAGACGGCGAGCAAAAAGAGATAAGTTTTTCTGAAGCTAGGAAAGCAATGGATCAAATCTACAAAGATTTAATCGAAGCAGGTTGGACGATGAGAGATGTGGACGAAGCCGACTATCATTATTTGTTACACCTTTTTGGAGAAGTGGAGAGTGGCGAAGAATATGTAGATGGTGCTGATTTCATCAAACAATTTTTATCGGCTGAAGACTTGGTAAAACTTGAGGAAGGAGGTAAATAATGGCAGGAAAAGGACAACCGGCAGGAAATATCAAGCTAGGGATTAGTTTAGATAGCACTAATTTTGGTAACACGCTGGACGAAATCAATGCGAAAGTCAAACAAGCTGAGTCGAATATGCGTGCCAATCTAAAGGCTTATGATTCAGCAGGACGTTCATACGAAGCACTTAGTCAAAAGACGAAAGACTTGTCTACGGTTATGGAAGGGCAAAACGCCAAAGTAAGAGAATTAACAAAGCGCCGTGATGAAGCGATTAGCAAGTATGGCGAGGAATCGAAACAAGTTGCTAACCTTAACACACAGATAAACAATGCTACCGCAAAATATAATGCTTACAGTCGCCAGTTGAACGACACAAAAAAAGAATTGGTGTATTCCAAAACAGCCGTCAATGATTTATCTGATGAAATCAAAGAAAATGAACGGCAAATGAACGCCGAAGTAAAAGCGTTGAAAGCCGCTGGTGATGAATCTGGTGCGTTTGAAGCAAAACAAAAAGGGCTAGCCAAACAAACGGAATTATCCGAGAAAGCTATCGAAGAACAGCGCAAAGTTGTGAAACTGATGGCTGATGAGTTTGGCGATTCAGCAAATGAAACCGAAGATGCAAAAAGGGCATTAGAAAAGTTAGAACGACAAAGCCAAATATCTAGCAGGCAATTAGAAGCACTCAAAAGCTCCAGCGATCAATCAGGAAAAAAAATAGAAGATTTTGGCGACAAGTCCACAAGGTCAGCTAGGAAACTGGATGGACTAAAAGACAAATTAGGCTCGCTAAAAAGCGCATTTTCGTTTGGTGCAGTTGCTGGATTAGCGCATAACGCTATTAGCAGTGTAGTAAGTGGCGTGCAAGGCTTGGTTGGCGAAGCAGTAAACGCATCGGATTCATTGATGAAGTTTTCCAAAACCATGGAGTTTGCTAACTTTGGGAAGTCACAGATAGAAAGCTCGAAAAAAGAAATGAAAGACTACGCCGATAAGACGGTTTATGGTTTAGAAGAAATTCTGAACACAACCGCACAATTGGCATCTAACGGGATTCCTAACTATACAGAACTAACCAAGGCGGCAGGTAACTTGAATGCCGTTGCAGGCGGTTCTAGTGATACATTCAAATCCGTTGCCATGATGCTAACGCAGACGGCAGGAGCTGGGAAACTAACAACTGAAAACTGGAATCAATTAGCAGATGCGATACCGGGTGCTTCAGGACTGTTACAAGACGCTATGTTGAAAAACGGAGCTTATACAGGAAACTTTCGTGATGCAATGGCGCAAGGTCAAATCACTTCTGATGAGTTTAACCAAGCGATTGTACAGTTAGGTATGAATGACGGAGCAGTTAAAGCAGCCACTTCCACAGACACATTGAGCGGTTCTTGGGAGCAGATGAAATCCACTGTAATAAATGGGCTACAAAGTATTATAGAAAAAATAGGTGTTGAAAATATCACTGGTTTTATCAATACATTAAGCACCAAAATAGAAGAAGTAATACCTTCTATTGCTAATTTCATGGGTAAATTAGGAGACTTTGCCAAATGGATTGCAGATAACAGAGAGCCACTGACATGGCTTGTCGGAATCATAGGTGGAGTTACATTAGCGGTAAAAGCATTGAACGTAGCAAGTATGTTGCTGGCAATTACTGGTACAACAGTGACAGCCCCTTTTATTGCGATTGGTGTAGCATTAGGAGCACTAGCAGGTGCTTTGGTGATAGCTTATACAAAATCTGAAACGTTTAGAAACATAGTCAATGCGGCTTTTACAGCTGTGAAAAACGTAGTTATGAGCGTTATCAATAATTTGGTGGAATACTACAAAATGTTGTGGGGTGTGTTGCAGTGGCTTTGGGGTAACATATCTGCTTGGGCTTCATGGATTGGTAATAAATTCATTGAAATGAAGAACAGCGTTGTGAACACAGTCAAAAATTTGTGGGACAGCGTGAAAAACTTCTTCAGCAATGGTATTGGAGACACTTGGAATAAGGTAGTTGGCTGGGCTGTGAACGTGTGGAACAAATTTGGTGAGCTAAAAACCAATGTATCACGTGCAGTCACAGACACATGGACAGGAATCAAAGACTCATTCAGCGGTGGCATTGATACTGTTGTAAACTGGATGAAAGACTTACCTAACAAAATAGCTAGTGCAGTATTAAATGGTAAGGACGCAGTTAAAGACGCTTTCAAAGATATTTTCAACGCAGTACTTAAAACGATAGGTAAGCCAGTTAACGCAATCATCAATGGAGCTTCATGGGTTCTTGAGAAATTAGGAGCTGAACCTTTGGAAGAATGGGACGTACCACAATACGCAAAAGGAACACCGAACGGAGGTCATCCGGGCGGTCCTATGATGGTAAATGACGGTAGAGGTGCTGAAGCGGTAATCACACCTAACGGACGAGCATTTATCCCACGAGGGCGAAATGTAGTGTTGAATGCACCAAAAGGCACACACGTTCTAACAGCTGAAGAAACAGCTTATATGACTGGAAACAAAGCACCAAGATATAGATACGCCAAAGGTACAGGCTTTTTCGGAAATCTATGGGACAACGTCAAAGGATTTGCTGGAGATGTTGGAAACAAGCTGAAAGATGTAGTCGGCGATGTATGGGATTTTGTAACAGACCCGGGAGCGTTGGCTAGGAAAGTGTTAAATGGTCTTGGCGTACTGGAAGGGCTTGTCAAATATCCTTTAGATGTTGGTAAAGGTATTCTAAGCAAGGCTACCGAAGCATTGACGAACAAAATCACAGAACTATTCAGCAGTGGCAGTTTAGACACTTCAATGGGCATGCAAGGCGTTTACAAATACTTGGCGGACGTTGCAGTTGCAGTAATGAAGAAGTTTCCAGGCTTTCAAGTAACCTCAGGTTATCGTGAAGGCGATCCATACTCACACGGAAAGCACAACGCAATTGATATTGCGCTACCGGGAGTCGTGAATGGTTCCCCTAGATATACAGAAGCAGCCAATTACGCATTTGAGAAGTTTGCAAACAAAATAGGCTATGTTATCACAAATGGTAAGGTTCGTGACCGTTCAGGACAATCAGGTACAGGTGTGCATGATGATTGGCGGACATGGCCTGATGGCGACCACTACGACCACGTGCATTTAAACGGTGTAAGAGATCCACAGGGCGGACTTGTTAGCGGTGGCGATAGCGTTGGTGGGAGTGGCGTAGAACGCTGGCGGCCATACGTAAAACGTGCTTTGAAAATGAATAACTTACCAACCTCATCCGCTTATGTTGATGCGTGGATGCGACAAATCCAAACAGAATCAGGTGGCAATCCGCTTGCCATTGGTGGAAATGACGGCTTAGCAGACGGTAATGCTACTGGATTGCTCCAAACAAAACCGGGAACATTTGCTGCGAATGCTTTTCCAGGATACGGCAATATAATGAGCGGTTTCGATAATATCTTAGCAGCTATCAACTATGCAAAAAAACGTTATGGCTCAAATATGTTAGGCGTTATTGGTCGTGGTCATGGTTACGCAAACGGTGGAATTGTAAACCAACATCAAATTGCGGAAATCGCAGAAGGAAACAAGCCAGAAATTATTATTCCGTTAGATAAGGCTAAACGATCAAGAGCGATGCAGTTGCTTGCGATTGCTCAAGATAAGTTAGGAGTAAAACCAAAAAGTGTAAATAATAGTAGCGATTCGAGCGGAACGTTAGAAACATTAGTTTCACTGATGATTCAGCAGAATAACTTGCTATCTAAACTTTTAGCAAAAGACACAAGTGTCAAACTTGATGGTAAAGCAATTGCAGACAATACAAACGGATACTTAGGTAACCAGTTGAAACGTTCGCTATATACAACAGGTTAGGAGGGATAAAGTGAATGGCTATTTAATCGATTTTCGCTTCATAAAAAATCAAGAGATAGTATCTCTAAAAGAAAAATTGGGCATAGAGTGTATTTCTTTTGCACGAAAAGCACCACAACTAAATGTAGAATACCAAGAATTTTCAGGGTCAAACGGTTCGAGAGAAGTCGAAAAAAGTTTCAAATCGTTCACTATCGAAGTGGAATTTTATGCTGAATTCAAAAATATGTATGACTATCAACTAAAAGAAACTGAATTATATGCGTTTCTATTCGATGACGAAGGATATTATGTTTTTACAGATAGAGAACCGGGCAAAAAATACTTTGTCCGTCCTAACTCAGTAGAAGTGAATGAAGTTGGTCTAAGATACGCAACTTACAAGACGACTTTCACTGTTTTTAGAGGTTGTTCCGAATCGATGGCTTCCACGTTATCGGATTTTTCACTGTCTAATGAATGGCAATTTTCACAAGGTCTAGTTGCGGAAGATTATAAGTATACGCACCGAACCAGTAATTTTATCATTTATAATGCTGGCGATTTTGCTATTGATCCACGTGAACATGCTCTAAAAATCACTTTGGAAGGTGAATCAGAAGGCAACGTGACTATTTTCAACAAAACGACAGGGGAACGATTCATCTACTATCCCAAGTTTTCTACGTTGCTAGGCCAAACTTTGACTTTAGACCGTGTTTATCCGAAGCTGAACGGTGTAAATTGCGGAATTGACACGAATTTAGGTTTGATAACGTTAGCGGTGGGAACGAATGAAATTGAAATACAAAATGTTACTAGAGTGGAGTCAAAATGGGACTTCAATTTTTTGTATAAGTAGGTGGGAATTTGAAAGATATTTTTATCCAAGACTACGAGAAAACAAAAAAAGAAATATTGACTGAATACGATAAAAGTACATTTACTGAAAATTGGCAAGAGAACGAAACGTGGGAAATTTCGTTCACTATTGTCAAAACAAAATTCAATGAATTGGCTTTTGATTTAGTCGATTACGAAAATTCAGTATTTTTCAATGGACAAGAGTTTATCGTAAAACAAATGGGCGTTTCTGCCGAAGGGGCAGCAATCACAAAAACAGTTACAGCCACGCACATTTACTACACCATGCAAGATGGCTTTCAGTACGACACAATCACAGGAACACGCTCTATCAACCAACTGCTAGCGCATGTTTTCAAACCTGATAACCGTGGATTTACATGGAATGTTGTAGATCCGAACAAGAAGTTTTTGCCAGTTGAACAAGAAAACTTCGGGAATGGGAACTATTTGAAACTGGTTGAAGAAATTTTGAAAGACTATGATGCGATAGTGATTCCGGACAACAAACATTTAACATTCTATCCACGCTCAGAGTTCGGCGATAAAGTTCAGGAGCAGATTCGATACAAATACAACACGGATTCAGTGAAGTTCGACATAGACACCTATTCGTTGAAAACACAGATAAAAGGATTTGGGAAGAAAAAGGAAGACGATACTTACTACTTCACGCCAATCACATATACAAGTAAGCAGTCGGAAAAATGGGGTATACGTGTCCAAAGTCCAGTTAGTGATGATCGTTACACCGTTTCAGGGAACATGCTAGAACGTTTGAAACAAGACTTGCAAGACTATCCAACAATCACTGGCACAGTTACTATGAAATGGCGTGTAGAGCCTAATAAGGGCGATTACGTGGCGTTTGTCTATGAGCCGTTAGGTGTCAATACCTATATTCAAGTGGTAGGAATCAAGACGTATCCAGCGATACCAAATAAGCCGCCAGAAATCACATTGAGCAACACAAAGAAAACAATGACAGCGATACTTGCTGAAATGACGCAGAAAGGAGTGATTTGATGGGGTTATTAAAATTAATCGGTAACCGTATCTCTACGGAATGGAAAGAGAAATTTAATCAAAACATTGACTACCTCAATGATCTTGAAAAGAAATTGTCTGATCAAGACAAATCAACGAACAGTCGAATCGATAACTTAGTGCTGCATTCAGGTGGCGAATCGCCGAATGAAGTGGTTGATGCACGAGTTAACAATAAAGGGGAAGTTTTTGACACACTGCAAGCTCGTTTAAAAGCGCATGAAGATCAATCGGACGAAGAAATCAGTCAGCTTTCAAATGATGCATCCAATCAAAAAGAAGAGTTAGACCAGCTGAATAGCTCTGTCCAACAAATTATCGGCGGATATAACGAACCGATCGATATTTATGTTTCGAAAAACGGAAGTGACCAAACTGGTGATGGCACAGAAGAAAAACCCTATGCTACTATCCAAACGGCTGTGAATACCATTCCGTTGATAACTGCTTCTCCGATCACTATTTGGATTGATGATGGTGCTTATTTGGAAGACGTGGTAATTAATGGGCTGTCTTATCGTTCCTTAATGATTAAACCAATAAATGATATAAGTAGTATAAACCCCTTAACTTCAGATTTGCCAGTAAGAGTAAGGAGTTTAGCGACAACCACGTGTGTAGGTTACACACAGATTTCTGGTATTCAAATAGTTGATACTGTAAACGCTCCGATAGATCCAAGTGGTAACCGATACGGAATCATGAACGAGCAATCTGGCTATATGGCGATAAATAAATGTAAATTTTCTGAGAATACAAAATCTTTGGGATACAATGCCATTTATGTTGGTGGCGTATCGAAATTAAACATGTATGGTAATACTACATTTATTAATCAAGATGTCGCTTTGCGTGTAAGGCTTATGTCAGAAGCATTAGCAGGTCTAAATGGTTCAGGAAATAACATCGGTATTAAATGTGAAGATGCTACAGTTAGAGGTACGGCTTCCGCAGCATTTGCAACTACACCAACAAGCATCAGTGGCAATGGGCTAATTATATCCAAAGGGCAGGTGTTAAGTTAATGGTTTATAAAATGAATGAATCGATCATTGTGATTCAAGCAGAAGCCACTAGTCCAAACAGGACGAATGTTGTTTTTTGGTCGCATGATCGAGGAACAGCTAAGCTTCGAATGAAGTTAGTTCGGAAAAACGGCATCCCTCAAAGCTTACCCGAAGGGACAACTGTTCCGATTCGCTTGATGTTCAAATCTGCAACGGCAGAAGGTGGTTATGGTAAACATGACTATCTAGCGACAATTGAAGATCCTGTGAATGGGATTGTTTCTATTGTGTTAGAGGATAATATACTGGGATACGTAGGCACCGTAGAAGGTAGCGTATATATTGATTTTCCAAACGACCGCTCGTTAGACACAGCTGGTCGTTTTACTTTTTATATCAAACGCAGTCCAATCGATGATAGTACGCCAGAACTAGAAGATTATTACTTCAATGGTTTCAGTCAGACAATCGATAAAATCGAAAAAATTCTAGCTGATGGAAAGCAAGAGATTGAACAGAAAATTACGGAATCTGAAACGCAGATTGATGCGAAATTAAAAGACACAAACGACAAAATCACGAAAGCCAATCAAGATGTCGCAACTCTCAATACTAATATTGATAAGGCAAATGACCGTATTGATCAAACCAATCAGCAAATCGGCGATCTCGGCAAGCTGAAGAAAATGTACAGTAACAGCATCGACTTCGGGGACTATGATTATAGTGGGAACCTGAACTTAATGAATAACCTCTCTTTTTCTGATTTTGCTGTTCAATCAGGTGCCGGAACTATAAGTGATGGTGGTAACTTTTTAAAAATAAATAAGACCTCAGGAACTAATTTATTTGTTATGGCAGGATACAAAAATAGTGCCTATTATTTGACACCTGTACTTCCAAACACCACCTACGTAATAACTTATGTTCTACGTAAATCTTCAAATTTTGTATCACAAAGTGGCAAGCGTATATTTTTAAGGTATAGATTAAATCAAAATGATGTTACAAATAATCTTGGAGAACTAATTCTGGATAGTACCAACGTAACTGCTGAGTTTACAACTTACACAAAAACTTTTACTACAGGTGCATTGGTTAACCCAAATAGCTACTATTTCCAAGTTTTAGTAGAAGAAGGATTGTCTGGTGAAATAGAGCTAAGCTATGAAATTAAGCTAGAAAGGGGTTCAACAGCCACACCATATCAACCTAACTTACTTGATGACCCTTACTGGGTAGGTAAAACATCGTTGGGTAAGAATATCCTTAAAATAGACACAGTGAAGTTTCCAATCCAAAATAGTGAATATATGCCAGCAGGTTTTTATCTTAATGAACCATATATATTAGGTCAAACCTATACTTTTACGATGAAAGCGTCCAAACCGGCTACTCAAACGTTTGGTATTTATTTACGTGCGGGATCGTTAGGTGCTGGGAACATGACCCCTCTAGAAGGTTTGACTGATGTTTGGCAACTCACATTTAAAGTAACACAAGCACATATTGATGGTGCGGCTAATGCATTGAATATTTTTCAATTGCCACAATCAACGAAAGGAACAGTAAAAATTGAATGGGTAAAACTAGAAAAAGGTGACATCCGAACCCCAAATATTAGTCAGTTTAAATACTTCGGAGAAGGATTGAAAGACAGCAACAATCCGAACGACTACAGCTGGGACATCATGCCTGAATATACTGAAAAAGGCTTGAATGATTCGGTGAGCTTAACCGAACCACAATCTGTAGATGGAACTAAGAACTTTTTAGAAACCCCTCTAGTTAATGGGAAAAATGTACTGGTAGAAGAAAAGCCGTTGCCTTATGAAGCGTGGCATTCAACAGGAACTGAACAAACTGGAATTTCTAATAAAGCTCGGTTAATTATTGGACCAGTAGCAACCACTATTGGAGCAAAATTGAATCGATCCATGAAAGAGAATCCGTTGACTTGGAATTCTGGAAATTGGCAAGCCACAGCTAATCGAGACTGTACTTTGTTAGTAGAAGGGTTAGTTAGATATCAGTTTGGCGGATCAACAGCTGGCCAGTATGGTTATATTACTTTTTATAAAGACGATGCTCAAACTAGTTCTATTGGTTTCGCAGGTGGTGTTGGTATAAATGGAACTGCATTGCAATGGAAGCATGGGCTTCACTTTAGTAGAATTTTCGCGTTGAAAAAAGGAGAGTACTTCAATATCACTTTTGAAACTCAGGATGGTAAGAAGTTAGATTTTTCTCAAATAAACACGCTACACATTATGGAAATAGAATCTTAGATTAAAGGAGTGAAATAAATGAAAAACATTTGGAAATATGGACGTACTGGCGGAGAGTATGCAGGAAAAGTATTGGACGATATGCTTGTATCCGTTCCTTACACAGATCAGCCTCCACTTGAAGGGGTTCGTGCTGATGGGGAGCCGCTAACGATTGCTGATCAGATGTTTGATCCTAAATTGAATCAATGGATTGTGTTAGCGAACGCGTTAGATCACAACGATTTAAACAATCTCAAAGCGATGTATGAGGCTCTGGAACATGAAAACGACAACCTAAAACAGCTAAATGCCAAACTCATGCTAAACGATGTAGCAATTAAACAGGAAAATACTGCATTGAAAGAAAAAGCGGATAGTTTAGCACAAATCAATTCAAAGACAATGCTTGCTTCGCTTCAAAACAGCAAGGATATTGCAGAAATTAAAGCGCAATTAAATCCAGAATCAGAAGGAGGTGAGTAGTATGTTTAGTTTTAGCGATGTGAAAATGATGTTTGACTGGGGCTGTTTTACAGAAGGACAGGTTCGTGAATTTGTTCCATTATGTATTACGGAAGAAGAAGCGGATGAGATTATTAATAGCGAAGAATAGAGGCGTACTCAAACGAGTGCGCTTTTTGTATGGCCAAAAATAGAAAGTGAAGGGTGGAAACATGGTGATCATTGATAATTTAGTTTTGTTATCAGAGTTTAAAAATCTAGTAAGCAATGTTTATATTCAAATTTTTGTTTGGATTGTCATTGCGGATATCATTACAGGAGTTTGTAAAGGACTTGCTGGAAAAGAAACAAATAGTACTAAGGGACTAATGGGGGTAGTAAAGCATTTGCTGGTCGTGGCGCTTGTGCTGATTGCGTATCCCTATCTTAAAATCATGAACTTTGAAGGAGTCGCAACAGCTTTTGTGCTTTCATACATTGCTGTTTATGGAATCTCGGTGATCGAGAATTTAGGTCAGCTAGGAATCCCGATTCCAGATTTTGTGAAAGATCGATTCAGCAAATTAAAAGATTCATCTGAAGAACAAGGAAAAGACAAAAATAATACTTTAGGAGGAAAACAATAATGGTCAATATTATCAATAATTCAGTATGTCGTGGTGTAGCAGGTAGACGTGTAGGAGATGTGAAGGGTGTAGTCATCCATAATACTTGGACAAACACGACTGCAGAACAAGAAATGAATCGGTTGGCAGGAATGACCGATAAACAGTTAGAAGCAGGATTTGCTCATTATTACTGTGATGAAAACACGATTATTCGGACAGAAGATACTTACAATCGTGCTTGGCATGTCGCTAACTCTGATGGTAATAATAGCTATATCGGATATGAAGTGCGTGGAAATCGGGAAACACCAAAAGCAGTTTTCCTACAAGCGGAACAAAATGCTTTCTGGCAAGCAGCGGAGGATCTTCGTTTTTACGGATTGCCAGTTAACCGAAACACAGTCAAATGCCATCATCAATTTTCAGCAACTGAATGTCCTAAGCGTTCACTGATGGAACATTGTGGCTATGATTCTACGTTAGCAGTTCCTGCAGCAATCACTGTTCAAATGCAAGATTACTTTATTTCACAAATCAAGAAATACTATGATAATCCCGCATTGAAACCTGATGGCAGTACAGAAGATCAGAATCATGATGATAAAGTATCAGCAAGTACGCCAACGCATCAGGGAAATGCTTATGGCAAGCTAGATATTTTCAAAGAGGTAACAGATAAAACAGTTCGTGTAGCTGGTTGGTTGGTTCCTGATAAACCACAAGGTGCAATTGGAACTTATGCTTACGTACTGGTAATGGAACACGGGATACCTAAAGAATTAACACGTATCCAATCTCAAGGGATTGCTCGTCCAGACGTCAAAAAGGCATACGGATATCAAGGTGGCGATGCGCTAGGTTTTGATGTTACTTTTGATTCTAGTTGGATGAAAGGGAAGAAGATTGATATTATTTTGCGCCGATGTAATCAGTCAAACGGTGAAGGCTCAGTGAACGATGTGCGGATTTCTGATATTTATTTAACATTATAAAAACTAGGATTGTATTTAAATATAAAAAAGCCCATATAATCTGAAAAATGGGCTTTTTTT